ACTCCACCGCGACGGGGTCGCCCACCTGCACGGTGACGCCGTCGTAGTAGCGGGCCGGGATGATGTTGCCGTTGACGTTGACGGCGAGGGCCTTCGCGCCGAATGTCCCGGAGGCGAGGACCATGACACCTTGCAGCCGGTTCGGGGGGGCTGCCGTGGCGTCGACGTAGGACTGGGCGAGGTCGCCGATGCGCTCGTACACGATCACCCCTGTCAGCTGCGGGTGATGGGCCCCGCGATCGTGTAGTTGGTTCCGGATGAGAGCGCCGTCTGGACGTCGTAGTAGTTGCACCGGACGGTGAGGGTCATCCGGTCCACGGTGGTCTGGGTGCCCTTGAGCTCCATGTGCACGATCCGGCCGGTCAAGGGCGGGGCCATGCCGTCGATGCGGGAGGTCGGGACCGTGACCCAGTCGCCGATCTGCAGGTGCGGCATCGGGAGGGCCTCGACATACAGGTCTGTGGTGAGCCCGGCGATCTGCGTGTCCCGCATCTGGGCGGCGTACGCGTCCGCTGCGGCCTGCGTGTTCAGCATCGTGGACGAGTAGAACGTCGGGTAGCGGCCGTGCGGGCCGCCGAACGCGAGCTCCCCGCCGGTGATCGACGCGGTCCCTCGGATGGGCTGCTGTTGTCCGTTGACCGTGGCGGTGCCGTCGGCGACGAAGTAGTTGTAGGTGCCGTCGTAGTCCTGCTCGGTGTCAACGCTGACCTGAAGCCCCTCGGGGCCGCCGATGAGGGTCGCTACCGAGGCACTGGTGATCGGGTAGATTTCGGCCTGCCCGTCGCCGTTCATCCTCACAGCGGCGCCGATGCGCTTGGCGAGGTCCTCGCAGGCGGCCCACCGGTCGGCCTGCTGCTGGTAGATGAGGGTCGTGTTCACGCCCGTGTCCACCACGCCGGAGAGGACGGCAACCGGGACCCTGTCCTTGAGGAGCCGTTTGATCTCGCCGATCACGGTGGGTGACCCGCCGGCCGGGGATTCGGGTGCGATGAACCGGTCGTTGGCGATCATGAGGGACAGGTCGTTGCCGGTGACGTCGATGGTCGCCCCGGCGGGAACGCGGGTGATGCGCTGCCCGGGGATGATCGGTGTCCCAGGGGTTACGACGCCGAGGTCGCTGATCGTGTACGTGACCCACCGCTGCTTCGGCTTGGACCGTGCTACCCGGTGCCAGTCGAGGTTGATGGTCCCGGCGCCGCCGACCTGGTAGATGCACTGCAGGCGCGCGCCGCCGACGCCGAGCGGGTCGGACAGGAGCCATGGGGCGAGCTGGTTGGTCGGGTCGGCGACGGTGAGGGACAGGTTCCCGGGCCGGTTCTCGTCCCATGTGGCAGCCCAGCTGGCTATCTTCAGTGGCTCGGGCCATGCGAGGTCCCCGTTGTACCACGACCACACGGTGAGCTGGTCGCCGGTGCGGGAGCCTTTGAGGGCTGCGAGGGTGTTCGAGTCGATCGGGCGCACCCTGCCTCCTTCAGTAGATCGCCGCTGCGGAGCAGGTGATGGCAGGCTGGGACCCGGTCACGGTGACCGCGAGCCGCCAGTAGAGGTTCCGGATCTGGAACTTCCCCACGAATGGACCCGCCGCTGTCACCGTCGCGAACGGGGTCGGGTCATCCGTCCACGTGGCGTTGTCTGAGGACCACTGCAGCTTGAACGTGGCCTGCGCCCCCGCGCTCACGCTGGCGACGATCAGGCCGACGCCGATCCAGTCCTGCCCGAAGCTGATGAGCCTGCCCTGGTCCTGCGTGCTGCCGGTGAGGGTGTAGTTCGCGAACAGGACCGCGGTCGAGCTCAATGGGTTCTCCTACGCTCCGGTTGGTGACTTCTGGACCTGCAGGTACGTCTTGGCCGCGAGGGTGGTCTGGGCCTGCTGGTAGGTGGACCAGAGGGCCGCGACGGTGCCGTACGTCCACACGGGGACGAGGATCGCGGCGGTGGGGGCGGCTACCCCTGAACCGGTGATCTGCCATTTCGTGAGCGTCCCGCCCCACGCCACCGTCACCGGCTGCTCGACGGGTTTCGGCACCGCCGTGTAGAACAGGCCGGGCACCCCGTCGTTCCGCACCCCGGGGGGCCGGATCAGCAGGATCGCGGTCTGCTGGATGAGGTTCCGCAGGTTCGTGGTGGTCTGCGCGGTGTTCGTGAACGTGTCGAACGGGACGTTCTGCGCGACGAGCCTCTGCCCGCCGATCGCGACGGGCTGCGAGGATCCTGCTACGGGGATGATCGACACGTCCGAGGTGTACTCGAGCGCCTTCACCGCCGCGGCCGTGAGCGATGGCCGGGACCGGTCCCCGCGGGCGACGGCGAGCGCGATCGCGGAGCCGGGCACGAGCGGGTCCTGAATCCACCACGTCGGCTTCCCCAGCGAGTCCGACGGGGAGGTCACCGTGATCGTCGATGTGGGGGTGACGACGCCGGCCGAGACCCCGGAGACGACTTCGAGGTCGTAGGCGACTGAGCGGCCCAGCGGCACCTCGTAGTCGGTGAGGGCATTGGACCCGTTCACGGTCAGGCCCTTGGACCCGCGCACCGCAGTGCGGACGCCGTCGGCGGTGCGCCACACGTTCACGATGTTGTCGAACGGCGCGAGGTCCGTGAGGGTGATCGTCACGTTCGGGCACGGCGAGGACCCGGACGCGAGGGCGATCGCCGGGGTATACGTGGTCGCGGTCGAGGTCGACTGATAGGGCGTCGAGGACCACGCGTAGACGACCGAGCCTGCGTCGACTGTGTCGCCGTCGAAGTAGGACCCGACCGATGCTGCCTGCTCGTAGAAGCCCGAGTCGACGTAGTGGAGCTCGGATGTGGCCGCCGTGTTGTAGGCGATCTTGAGGGAGGCGAACGCCGACGACGCCGGGGCCGTGGCGACGACCGACGCGAGCGTGAAGCCCGTCGTGGTGTCCGCCACGCCCGTCCCTGTCGAGGTCGAGAGCAGCGTGCCGGAGGAGTTGTACCAGCTGATCGAGAGTGTCACGGTCCGCGACGTCGCCGCGGCCTGAGACTTCATCTGGAACGCGTACGACAGGCCAGCCGTGACCGGGATGCCCGATGTGCCGGTGGCCGTGGCAGCGCTGAACGCCGCCGCCGTCGACGCGGTCAGTGTCATCGAGTAGAGCCCGGTGTCGGACTTCGCGGTGCTCGTCCCGGGGGTGCAGTTCGTGCCTGTCCAGCCGGTGGTGATGCCGCCCTCGAAGGTCCCGTACTTGAGCAGGTTGGTTCTGGTCGTGACCGACAAATGGCACCGCCTTCCGGGTGGGTCTGGTTAGCCGCGTGGGCGGCGCAGCGTCATCTCACGGAGCGCACCGCCGACCTCGTCCCGGGCGACCGCCCGGACCGTGGCCTGCACCTGCTCCCCGGTGAACGGGTTCACGATGTACGCGGTCAAGTAGACCGGGCCCGAGCCGCCGCCGGTTGCTGGGAGCTTCCCGGTGGCGTTGATGTACTCGAGCGCCCCCGGGTGGTCGCGGCGGATCTGGTTCGCGGACGCCCGGTTGATGACCTGCTCGTCGGGGGTCAGCATCGCCCTCACGGTGTCGGTTCCGTGGGCGAGGGGGTCGCCGATGCCGCCGCCTGCGAGGTAGCGGACCCGGCCGCCGAGCGCGAACGCCACAGCTCCGGTGTTGTTCCCAACACCTGCAGCGTCCATGCCGCCCATCGTGCCGACCGACGAGTTCACGGTGGTCAGATGGATGGTGCGGTCGTGCAGGCTATTTATCTCCTGCGCCAGGATCGCCGCGTCCGCCTTCGCCTTCTCCGCGTCCAGCTCGGCCTTCGTGTGCACCACCGGCGGGACCGCGTAGAGCTTGTTGATGTAGTCCTGCACCGCGTCCGTGAGGAGCCCCTGGGAGCGGAGCGAGTTCTCCATCGCCGTCTTGTCGGCGGCGAGGGCGGCCGTGCCCGCCTCGGTCGACCCTGTCGCCCGCGCGACTGCCTCAGCGTGGTTCTGGGCCGACGATGCCGCCGCCTGCAGCGCCGCCTGGTTCGCGAGCGCCGCATCCGTGAACTGGCCGGTCTTCTTGTCGACCTGGTCGATCGTGTCGCCGTTCTTCGCCAGCGACGAAGCCGCCGTGCTGGCGGACTTCGCGACGTTGGTCTGCGCCTCCATGAGGTTCAGGCTTCCGCCGTTGAGGAGGTCCAGGGCCTGCTTCAACAGGCCGGCGGCGTCGTTCTCCTCCTGCATCTTCAGCGTCGTCGCACTGAACGAGCCCTGCGCGGTCACCTGCGAGTTGATGAGGCCCTGCACGGAGATCGCAGTGTCGCCGTACTTGTCGCCGACGGCCTGCAGGACCGCGAGGGAGTTCCCGGCCTCGTCGTTCGTGTCGTGGTACGCGTTGTGGGCGTCCTTGATGGCCTGGGTCGTGACCCCGAACTGGCTGGCGGTCAGCTGCAGCTGCGAGGCCGTCTGGGCCTGCTGGTCGCCGAACTCCTTGGACGCGTCGGTGCCGGCCTTGTCGGCCGTGATCTGGGCTTGGATCGCGTCCTTGTTCGAGTTCAGGAAGTCGGTGACCTTCTTGACTTGGTCGCCCTGCTGCTTCTGCGCGTCCGTGTACAGGATCATGCCGGTCTGGCCGTCGACGTACGCCTTGGAGACGTCGGTGGCGGCGTCCTTGGCTGCCTTCAGCTTGTTCGTCACGGACAGGGTCTCGATCGAGCTTCCCTGCATGTACCCGATGAGGTCATGCTGGGAGATCCCGAGCGCTTTGGCGGCTTCGGTCACGCCCTCGGTGGACGCCTTCTGCGCGATCTGCGCGGCGGTGTGGGCGCCGATCGCGTCGTTGTCCTGCTGCAGTGCGGCGGCGTATTCCTGCGCACTAGCGGTGGCGGCCTGCTGCGCGCCGCCTGATGTGGCGAACGCGAGCGCAAGCCCGCCGAGCGCGGCGAGCACAACGCCGATGATCGGTACCGCGAGCTGCGCCGATATCCCGAAGACCGTCATCTCGGCGGCAGCCGTGCCGGTCGCGGCAGCGAACCCGGACATGCCCAGGCGGGCGATGTTCAGGGCCGGGCCGACACCGACCGCGAACGTCACGATCGCGGCGAGAACCGGGAGTGGGAGGGCATTCAGCGCCGATGATATGCCGTCGAGAAGCCCGATCACGGGCGGACCTAGCGGTGCGAAGGCGGCGAGGATGTGGCCCGCCGTGGTGACGAGGTCTTCGAGGAGCCGCGTCACAGATGGCAGGTTCGCGACGGCGTATCCGATGAACGCCTGGAACCCGGAGGACTCCTGCCCGTGCATGAGCCAGCCCACGAACTCCTGCAGCGCGGAGGAGCCGGCACGGATCAGCGGCTCGGCCTGCTGCAGGCCGCCGACGACGGCGGGCAGGACCGACGCTCCGAGCTGCCCGAGGCCCTGCGCGCCCTCGGAGACCAGGAGGTTCAGGGTGGGCATCGCCCCGTTGATGGTGTCGACGCCCTTGCTGAATGAGTTCAGCATGGCGACCGCGCCGACGTTCGCGAGGTGCTCCATGTCCTGCGAGAGGACATCCAGCCCGGCCGAGTAGGTCTGCCCGGCCTGCGTCCCGGAGTCCATGGCGTCCTTGATGCCGAGCACCGCTGCGACACCCGCGCCGGCCATGGCAACGAACCCGAGGCCGAGGCCGACGGTGGCGGCCGCGAGAGCCGACGTGGCGCCGAGCAGGGCCGGGGATGCGCCGATGAGGAGCTGCATCGCGGAGAAGTGCGACTGCAGCGCCTTCGCGTTGCGTTCGTGCGCGTCGGTGTCGTTGTTCGACGACTGGACGTCGTCCTCCATGACCTTCGCCAGCTGCTGCGTGGCGGTCATGACGGCGTTCTGCGCCCGGAGCCGTTCCTGCTCGGTGGCGTTGGACTTCTGGTTGACGGCGTCGAGGTCGAGCTGGGCGATCTTCACCCGGTTCGCCGCGACGGTCATCTTGTTCCCGAGCTGCTCCTCGGCGAGCGCGAGGGCTTCGAGCTGGGTGATCG